CGATATGGCTTGGTTAGATGATACTGTTATGCTTTCTTTACCCCAAGTTGCATTATCAAACTCTTCACTTCTTATAAACCTGTTTTGTCTTTGAGGTTCTAAAAGTAAGTGCGGACAGTCGCTAACCTTACCGTCAACTAAGTCATAAGATAGTCTAGGTACATTGTCAGCTACAGCCTCTATAAGTCCGTGCTTATTAATTCTAGTTTGTACACCGTCAGCTCTAGAGAAGTTAAAGTCTCCAGCTCCTGAGTGAGGTTGCTGAGAGTACAGCTTTCCGTCTTTCATTGCAGCTGGTTTCATTACGACCCCAGCTTTTTTATATATGTCTTGTAAGCTCATAGGGTTCTATTATATATGCCAGCCTCCGAATGTGATGTCCTTAGCTGGTCTCACATCTTCATCTGTGTTAGTGTTATATTCTGGATATAAGTTATCGTTATGTCTTAGGTGCTCTACTAGTCTCTTAGCGTAGTAGTCAGCAGTATCTCTAGCAGCGTCTCTCATTGAGTCAATCTCTTGAGTAGTAGGTAGAGCAGAGTTCTCAGAGGTGCTCTTAAATACTCCTTTGTTTGAGATTGTGTACTGCGAGAATGGTAAGTACTCCATAAAAGAAAACTGTACAAGCGTAGGCTTGATAAAGCTCTCTACTAGAGTTTCATAGTCACCAGTTAAAGTTCCTCCTATGATATCAGACTGTAACCTCTGATATAGTTTACTGCCTAGTATCTGGTGCACGTGAATATCTTGTGCAATCTTAACGAAGTGCTTAACCTTATCGAAGTCGATGTTTGCACTCAGCGGAGTGTTTTTTATTAAGTCCTCTTTACTTATAAAACTTGCTACTGCCATAATTATTTATTTTTTCTATAGCTTGGATGATGACCTTTGTCAGCTCTGTCAATCTGAGCCTCAGCCACTCTCCTATCATTCTTATATTTATTTCTCTTAGGGTCAAAGCCTTTTTTCTTAGCTTGTCCTACTGTACTCTTGTAAGTACCTCTCAATGCATCACCTCCGTAAGGCTCTCCATCTTTTCTGGTTTTTTTGATGTATATAACCCTCTCCCAAGTGTCATAGCAGTTGACCCCACCTTTATGTCTCCATATAGAATAGGGTTGCTTATTGTGACCTAGCTCTGAGTTTACACCGTCTTTTTGCATTTGTAGGATATCTTCCTTGCGATATACCTTGTTGGTTCTATGCATTAATCTACAAAAGTCTCTAGAGCTCTGTCCTCTTTTGCCGTGTTTTCTAGAACCCTTAGCGTATCTGTAACGCACCTTTATGAATTTAGAGTCTTGTACGCTGTCCTTACGTCTGCTGTCTGCAATAGATAGAGAGATGTTTAGAGTGTCATTAAGCATAGCCTCATAGTCCTCATCCTCAGTCTCATTTAAGTCCACTCTAGCGTCGGCTAAGTGCCACTCATCTTCATTGATGACTTCACCAGCTTTTTCTAGGTAGACAAACATATCCGCTAAGCCATTGACTCCTTTACACATTATTTACTAGCGTTATACAATTCTATAGCGTCCTTTACAAATTTAGGGTCTACTGATAGTTGATAGTCAGCAGAGAGGTTAGTACCTTCCTCTACGTTATCAGCGTCATCCTTTTCAACTGGAGCTTCCTCTTTATTCTCATCGTAGTCAACCTCTTGGTTTTCCTCTGTAAACTCGATAGGTTGTGCAGTAATGAAGTAAAGCTCAGGCACTTCTCCGTTAAGCTCCATAATCTCAGTAAGAGCGTCTATAAGCTCATCTTGATATGGTGCAATTACAGTAGATGTAAATAACTGAGAAGCAGTCTTAATTTCGTCTGCATTGTTTCCAAGTCCTTTACCACTATCTTTGATTCCTAAAAGCATAGGAGATGTAATTCTGTGACCCACTAGAATCTTGTGCATAGCTTCGTTAGCGAGATACTCATAGTGAGAAGGAGCGTCATTAAGAGAGATATCCTCTACAGTTGTAGCAGACTCTTGATTCTCGTTAAATGCGACAATTACCTTCTGACCTCTAGAGCCAGTAAGCTTAGACTTTACGTCTCTTGTGATTAGTTCTCTTTGTTCAATATCTGGAACTCCGTTATTGAAGTTAATTACCTTCGTACCAGAGAAGGAATTTTTAGTTTCGTTTAGCAAGTAGTCAGCTATCTCGTTCTCTAGTTCTGCGTATGGCAAAGCTCCTGAGTAGTCAGGTGGACAGAAGTAGTCGTAAGAAGATAGGTAAGGCTTAATAATAAAAAGCTCAATCTTCTCAGTAGAGTTACCAAATGTAGGGATTCTTTTAAGTGAATCAGAGCGTTTCTTTTCAGCCCAGTTAGGATGATAGTAGTAAGCTTCGATAACACCCTCAGCGTTCATCTTCTCAGGTCTAAGAGTGTTGATAGGGAAGTGCTTAACCTTAACTACTTTTCTGTCGTTTCCAGACTTATTGTAGATGACTTGCATAGCAGCCTGACCTAACATCTTACGCTCCAAGATAATCTTCTTAAGGCATCTATGACCTATAAAAGAACGAAGCTCCTTAACCTCAGGAGAGTCCTTTTCTTTTCCATCTATGCAGATACCTTCTCCATAGATTTGGTCTGATATAGAACGGATAGCAGCGTTGTTAGTAGCTGACTGTAGGTAAGACTGGATTAAGAACCAGTAGTAGTTATTATCTTCTCCGTAAGCCACCCACTCTTTACGCTTGTCCTCTATTGCTCGTGGCATTTCGTATCCACTTAAGTTAACTAGGTTGAAATTCATTAGTCAAAAATTATATAGTCGTTACTTGTAGTGTTCTCTACATATTCCTCAATGCTAGAGTTATCTACGTCTCTTGTGCTGTTGTAGTAAAGCTTATCCTGATATACTAAAATACCACCAGAATAAGCAAAAACGTCATACGTAGCTCCATCTGTCAAAGCAGTATTAAAGCTAGATAAGTCAAAAGATACACTCTGATAGTAACCACCGTCTACAAGCTCTACAGATTCAGTGTAAGCGTTATCAGACTTACCTTCTCTCACGAAGTTAAAGTCTATTATATCTCCTGAATTTGAGTTAGCGTTTATGTAAAAAGTAGCGTTTGTGCTTGTACTATCAAAATATAACATTTTGTCCTTTATTTAAAAACAATTTAGATAAGAGTTTGTTTTGTTAAAATTAGTGTACAAAAAAAGCCCCACCGAAGTGAGGCTCTTTCAATAGATATACTATTTGAGCTTATTAGCTTCCTACAGTTACAGAGTAAGTAGAGTCGATAGTCTCAGTAGTGAATGGAGCAAGAACTTTCTCCATTGCAACGAAAGTTAATTCGTAACCAGACTTATCTCCCATAGCAGCACCAGTAGAAGTAGTAGCGTTCATTTCTGCGCCATATTCGTGACCCATTACGAAAACGTTACCGTTGTTATCTTCAACCAAGATTTTTGGTCGACCATAAGCTAACAATTTAACCTCTTTGTGAGTAGTAGAATCTTGTTTCTTCAAGCTAACAGTTAAAGTTTGCTCAACGAAAGTAGTTCCATTCTCACGGCTAGAAGTCAAAGACTGCTCAAATGTAGAAGTACCTCTTAAGTCGTACTTGTATGCGTTAGGAGTAGTCTCAGTAACAGAAGCAAGACCGTCAGAATCTAACGTAAAAGTAGCGTCATCAAAGTTAAGGAAGTAGATAGCGTTCAAACCACCGATTTGGTCTTTACATCCTTCTAATCTTCCTAGTGAAATATTACAACTCATTTTATACAGTTTTAAAAAATTAAAAAATGAGGGAGCAGAGTTAACCACTCCCTCTTAATATATTAGCTTATTAGCTAGCTTGTGCCAAAACGATTTCAGAACCGATAGCGTAGTTTACGCCAGCAGAGAATCGCATTACAACACGAACGTTTTGTGAACCATCGATGTCAGCTAAGTCGATAAGCTTAACTTCGTTCATATCAGACTGGAGACCAGTACCGAAGAACAAGTTATCTTTCTCAGCAGCAATCATTTGACCAGAGTTAAGACCGTTAGCAACGAAAAGCTTAACGCCTTCAAAGTCCATTGCAGTTTGTCCAACGTGGTAAAGGTCTTTATAACCTAGAGCAGCTTGTGCACGTACGTAAGAACGAGCGTCAGCTTGTGAGATATAGATAGCAAGACCTTCGTTTCCGTAGATAGTAGAAGGAACTGCATCGATAACGTCACCTAAGCGAGCGATGATGTTAGAAGCGTCAGTAGCACCAGTGTGAGTAACGTCAATAACGTCAGCATCAGCGTCAGCAAGAGCAACGATTCCGTCAAACTCACCAGCGTTAGCGTTAGCACCGTTCCAGATGTTAGTCTCAGTCTTAGCAGCAACTTTAGCAGCAACGTGTCCGATAAGGTACTCAGCGAAAGACTTAGGAAGCTCATCGAAAGAAGAGAAACCTTGCTCAATGCTTAGCCAGTCCGATTCAAAATCCTTCTTACAAAGCTCAAGGTTAACTTGAAAGTCCTCTGGCTGAAGGTAACGCTCAGTCAAAGTAACAGAAGATGTAGCAGTAAAGTCACAAGAAGCGTCAGCGATAACGTCACCAACAGCTAATTTTTGCATTACTTGCTTGAATTTTACGTTAGGCTTAACAGTGATTCCACCTTTATCTAAAGTAGGAGCACTCAAAAGAGCAGCAGAGATAAACCCAGCAGCTTTTTCACCAGCGTAAGTAGTAGTAATAGATGTAGTAGTAGCCATTATTATTATTTTAGCTTGTTAATAAAAAATTAATCATTAATGTATTTAAACACATTAGATAAGATGTCTCCACCTTTGTTTCCTAGCTTCTTACCTTT